TAGTTAAACAGTGGGAAGATGGCTAGACAAAGTTTTAAATTCTTTACACCTCGTGATAAGCCCAAGAAACGTGGACCACGGAAACATAAAAAATCACAAAATAAAAGTGAGAAAAGACAAAAAAGGCAGAAAAGATATAAGGGCCAGGGTTGACAACTATCATTTAATATCCTAGTATCTTATTAGAAATAAATACAGGAGAAAAATATGAAAGAAGATATAGAAAAATCTTGGGAAAAAGTTCAAGATAAAATACAAGACGATGTAGAAGACGGCTTTGAGGATATCAGTAAAATACTGGGTTCTGAAAATACTGATTCAATAGCTGCTTTTTATTTTTTAATGTTCTGGACCAGAGTAATGATTCGTTATGGTAAGAACGGTGAAAAGCATGATAACAAACCATTGATTGATCTATTAACTAAAATGATGAATGGAGATCTTCCTCAAGATAAGGAAAATATTTTCGATAGAAGAGTTAATAATTAATGAAAGAAAAAACAATCACCATTAAAACAACATGCACGAACCAAGGACAATGGGCTAACCTATTGCTTGAACTTAATATTATGAAGAAGGCCTGGAAATCTTTTGGTGTCCATATGGACATCAAAGCACCAGGACTAAAAAATGTTTTACTATGGGGGACTAGAAACAATGAGTTTATCAAAGGAACTAGATATAATAGCAAACCTTTATCACGAAACAAAAGATAAAAAGTATAAAGATTTGTGGTATGAAAAAGTAAAGGAGGTCGCACGTGGACTTGATCATAATAAACGACGGACTGTATCAACTAATTCCAGTGACAACAAAGATGTTAGAAGGAATAGAACTGATTAAACCCATAGACTGTTTCAAAGTGTGTGAGGTATTGAGACTAAAACTTACAGGATATGTAGATAGTTTAAACCTACATATTATGAATGATGGTAGTGGTAATTTTATGGGATGTATGTGTAGATAACACCTATCCCAAAGAGGGAAAATATAGGGATAGGTAATGGTGAGAAGATCTAACCTCTATCAACATTAAATAATCTTGTCAAATAGTATTCTCAGGTGTGCAATAAAACTTCATAAACATATTATATTTGTTAATATCTTCTTTACCTATCTCTTCCATTTTTATCATAGATTGTTTGTACCCTTCCATTAAACAATCGTATTGTGAATCAAATACCACGGGCCACGGATAAGGGTCTAAACAAGAGTTTGCGACCTGTGAACAAATAATTAATGCTAATAAAATTTTCATTGACAATCCTACAATATAATTTATATTAAATAAAAATAATGAAAGGTATTATACATGACCGATATGAGTAAATACAGTAATGTTTCACTGTCCAAAGAAACATATAAAGTCTTAAAGAAGTTATCAAAATTAATACTTCCTGAAGCAAAGTTAAGTGTAGCAAAAACAATTGACGTATTAGCAAACGAGAAAGCAAAGAAATATAATGGCCAATTCAAAAAAGATTAAACGAGTTTATATTTGTCCTACTTGTAAAGGGAATGGATATTTAAAATTTAACACTATATTAAGTCCTGAAGAATTTATTGAACAGTGTCACGACTGTGATTCACAGGGGGAAATCTATGATTATGAAGATGAAGAAGATAATTATTCTATAGATACTCCTATCTACTCAGTGCATTAATGGTTAGTGAATTAGATAGAGCTTACATTGCAGGACTGTTTGATGGAGAAGGAACCGTACATTTTAAACGTGGTAGGGAAAAGAAAAAGAAACATAATAATAAACCTGGGCATAGATACTCAAATAGTTTAAGAATAAGTATGGAGATTGCTATGACCGATGAATCAGTTTTAAAGTGGATGCATCAGACTTTAGGAATTGGAACTTTAAATAAAAAACCTCGTAAAGGTTTGCGTAAAGATGGTACACCTTACTTAATGCAATATAGATGGAGAGCAACCTTTAGAGATGCTTATTTAGTTTGTCTATATTTATGGCCCTTTGCTCATACAAAGTTGCCAAAGATACAACAAGTAATAGAACACTATGCTAAACAAAAAATTAATGCTGAGATAATATCTTTAGAAGAATATAGGATTCAAAAAAATGTTTGATAAAATAGTATATAATACACTTCATTTCATTATGAAGTATGCAGGGCAAATGAATGCGTGGGCTTGGCGTAAACATGCTAAGATGATAGAAGACAAACGTCAAAAAGAAAACGAAGAGTACGTAAAGGAATTAAAAGACAAACTATGAAACAAGAAAAATTTGATGGTAAATCAAGACCGAGTAATGATTTATACCGTAAACGTTTTGATGAGATTTTTAAACCTAAGACCTTACATGAAGAACTTATGGAGGGTTTTGAAAAAGAACAGAAAGAATTAGAGAATGAAGAAGAGTAATAAATACAACTATATAGACGGAAAACAGATCACGAACCCTGATACTGGAAAAAGGGTTTATGAGATAAGTAATTATAGACTTCCGTCTGTGACTACTATATTAGGGGCCACCAAAAACACAGATTTTTTAAAGAAATGGAAGGCCAAAGTTGGAGAACAAGAAGCAGAACGAATTAAAAACCATAGTAGTAATAGGGGGACATCTATGCACAAGTTCCTCGAATCTTATGTGGAAGGAGTTGGGTACGATGATCTTACAGGGATCGGACAGGAGGCGAAGCCCATGGCCCAAAAAATTATTGAAAAAGGTTTATCGAATGTTACGGAATATTACGGCTCAGAAGTCACGTTGTTTTATCCTGGGTTGTACGCTGGGTCTACTGATCTCGTTTGTAATTACAAGGGCCTTGATACTATAATCGACTTTAAACAATCGAATAGACCGAAGAAGGAAGAGTGGATCGAAGACTATTACCTTCAAATTGCAGCATATTGCATGGCCCATGATTATGTATACAAGAGTAATATTCGTCAAGGAATGATCATGGTATGTACACCAGACTTATTCTATCAGGAATTTGGGTTCACGGATCATGAACTACGAACCTGGAAACATAAGTTCTTGAAGCGACTAGACATGTACCATGAACTAATGAATGATGAGAAGGAGAGAGTAGCACCGATGAAGGAAGAGGATTTTAAATGAATTGTTGGCACTGTGGAACTGAATTGATATGGGGTGGAGATCACGACACTGAAGATAATGAGGATTATGATATAGTTAGTAATCTTTCGTGTCCTAACTGCCATTCAGCAGTAGATGTGTGGTATCCATCAGAGAAATTAATAGAAGAATACAAAGAATACGATAAAAAATTAAAATAACTTAGAACCATTCTAAGGTATATGTGTTTTAATCATGTCTTAAATATGTTATAAATAAGGCATAGACAATACATAAGAGATGTCACAGATAAATGAGAGACGTTTTAAAAAAACACGAAAAAAAAGTGTCAAAGTGTCAGAATGAGCTATTATCGTTGGTATACAACAATAATACGTGACAAAATTAGTGACAGAAACTGTTTTAGTGACAGAAATTTATGTCATTTATAGGTCTTTTTATACAAAAGGTTAGTCCAAACTGAGTACAGTGGTGCCGCTCGGGACAAATAAATGGAAAATTTGTTAGGTGATTTATCTGGTACATCTCTTATAGGGATGATATAGGGGGATATGCCTAGGAAAAGACGTAAAGCTATCAACACTATAACAACTCCTGATATACCTTTTCAAAAAGTCAGAGTGGAGTGGGTCGACTGTGTAAGTGACTCGGCTTGGGCTACAGATAAAGACTTCAATAAGATGAAACTAGCAACTCCTGTCAATGAGGGTTGGTTGTACTCTAAAGATAAAAACTCTATTAAATTATTTGCCTCTTATGATAAGGATGAAGAAGGTATTACTTTTGGGGATCGAACGATGATTCCTCTTCCGTGGGTGAAGAAGATTCAGAAGATATAACTTCACCATCTATTTGTTTTGCATTTAGAATGGGTGCATAGTCTTCTAGTATTTGTTTCATTTTGTTTTCTAATTCTTGTTCAGATAGGTCTTCTAACTTACCTGTTTTAATAATTTTTCTATCTATATATAATCCTGCCGCCTTACCCCTAGCTATTTCCATATTACCTGCTGTTGAAAATGAATTTTTTTTAAGGGCCCTTTCTTTAATACGATCTAGCTCTGCAAGATGGCCATCAAATGTTACCATATATTTCTGTATTTTTTCTTCTCTTAATTTACCGATATACTCTACAACTAGTGGATGATATTTAGGGTTGGTAAGTTCATACCCTTCTTGACTAGATCTATTAGGACTAAAACCCGCTAATTTTGCCGCCTCAGTTTTTGTCACTGGTTTACCGTCTTTGTCACCGAAGACTAGTATTTCAGCAAATTTACGTTGTAATTCTGTCAATCTTTTTGGTACGCCCATGTTTGACAATTTAAGTCAATTATCCTATAAAGTCAATAATGAAAGAGAAACGGACTTATACACACTTAAAAGAACACGGGGAAGATATGACCCATGAGAATGAGTTTAAAGTAGATTTAAAAGAGGATCGAGGTCAACTAGACTTGACTAGACAGATTGATGAACTCAAACAGACCATCAAAGGCTATGAGTTTCTTCTCGATGTTTTAAAAAAAGAAGTCTTTGAATTTAAAAAAATATCTTCTGAGAATGAATCTAATAAAAATCTCTTGCAAGGATATAAAAAAGTGATAGAGGATCTGTCTAATAAGTTAAGACAAAAAGATTCATGAGAGTACAAGACTTGCAGTTGTTTCTAAGCAACTTTACGAAAGGATCGGATGCAGTTAAGAACGCAGTCATCTACGTAGAGATAAAAGGAAAGCTACACGCTATCAGAAGAATGGAAGTACATGAAAATGCTACTCCAATTATTGGTCAGCCAGGTCATAGTGCACACAGATTAGTTTTAAAAACTGAAAAACCTTCGAGTCTTATCTTACCAGATAAACTTCAGAAGGATTATTAATGCAATTGTGGGCCCAGAAACTAAACTATATAAAAAACTTAAAACTGCCTCAAAAGATATCCTTTGGACTAGGTTGGAAAACCTTAGCCTACTTGGTACTCCCGATCTATTGGGCTATAATAATCATTGGCACTTTTTCACTGTAGAATTAAAAGTTGCAAGCGGTAACAAGGCTCGCCTGTCCCCTCATCAAGTATCGTTTCACGCCCGCCATCCTAAGAATTCCTTTGTGCTTGTGGAGTGGAAAGATAAGCATTTGTTATTTGAAGGAAGTCAATCGCTTGCGCTTGTTGATTCTTCGTTGTCTTCGCTTGAGCCTGTAGCTTCCTCGCTTGAGGATTCAGTATCTTTTTTATCATCGCTTGGTGCTTGAGACTTTTGTTTTTTATAATAGTTTGGATGTTTAAATACGTGGGTGACTTCTTTAAAT